TGCAGATGAGCAGGGCAAATGCCGCCAGCATCGCTAAAACAGCTGTGAATCATCTGGCTGCCACAGCGCGCAACAGCTTCACCAGTGCCAACAGCGATATCGTGAAAGGCAAACAGTGGCTGTCTACGCTGGACAATAAAACCAGCCACGACTGCATTATTCGTGACCTGCTGCGTTACACCCTGGATAACAAACCGGTCGGGCATAAGGTGCCTTACCTGCAGGGACCCGGAAAGATTCATTTCTGCTGCCGTTCTACTGAAACTCTGATTCTCAAGTCCTGGCGCGAACTCGGCATTGATATTGATGAGATGGACGAGGGTACTCGTGCCAGCATGGATGGACAGGTGCCAGCTAAAACCACGTATCTGGAATGGCTCGGACGTCAGCCAGCTCAAAGACAGGATCAGGTTCTGGGTGCCGAGCGTGGACGTCTGTTCCGCGCGGGTGAAATCGACCTGGCTGATATGTTCACTGACAAAGGCGAGTGGATCTCCCTCGAACGTCTTAAGCAGCTCTCAGGAACAGACAACTAACAACCATTACTTTCTTCACGCCCTGGCATCCACCGGGGCTTTTTTATGGGCGAGGCCCGGCAAAATCCCGAGGGGAAAATATGTTAATTCGAAACATGCTTCTGAAATTCTATGCACCAGAAAGTGGCGGCGAGGGCAGCGGTGGCGGTGGTATCGAAATCACCCCAGAAATCCAGAAGCTTATTGATGAGCGCGTGACCAGCGAAGTCACTGGCCTGAAATCAAAAAACTCTGAGCTGCTGGGCACCATCAAGCAACAAAAAGAAAACCTGTCTCGCTTTGATGGTATCGATCCTGATGCAGTGCGCGGGATCCTCCAGCGTTTTTCCGACGACGAAGAGGCAAAGCTGATTGCCGCCGGAAAAATCGATGAGGTACTCGATAAGCGCACCGAGCGTCTGCGTGCTGACGTTGATAAGCAGATTAAAGCCGCAAATGAACGCGCGGACAAAGCCGAAGCGTTCTCCAACAAATTCCGGGACCGGGTTCTGGGCGATGCAATCCGTGCAGCAGCGTCAAAAGCTGGCGCGCTGCCGGAAGCATCCGACGATCTGATTCTGCGTGCCAAAGGCACATTCCAGCTCAACGACGAAGGCGAGGCCGTAGCAGTTGATGCAAATGGCGATGTTCTGTTCGGTAAAGACGGTAAAACCCCACTAAGCCCGCTTGAGTGGGCGGAGTCTCTTAAGGAGACGGCTCCGCATCTGTTCCCACGCGCGGAAGGCACCGGCGCGGGCGGACACAAACCAAACGGCGGTGGCAGCCTGAAACGTTCCGAAATGAGCGCCAGCGACAAAGCGGACTACATCCGCAAGCATGGCCAGCAGGCCTTCCTCAAACTTCCAAAATAAGGGATTAACCCATGTCTACCACTGTTAATAGTGACCTGATCATTTATGACGACCTGGCGCAGACCGCTTTCCTTGAGCGACGACAAGATAACCTCGCAATCTTCAACGCCTCTTCCAACGGAGCGATCCTGCTGGATAACGAGCTGATCGAAGGCGATTTCCGCAAGCGTGCGTTCTACAAGGTGGGCGGCTCTATCGAATCGCGTGATCCCAACTCCACCGATAAAGTGACGGGTAAGAAGATTGGTGCCGGTGAAGCCGTATCGGTCAAAGCGCCGTGGAAATACGGTCCATACGAAACTACCGAAGAAGCGTTCAAACGTCGCGGCCGCTCTGTAGACGAGTTTTCCGAAGTGATCGGCACTGATGTGGCTGACGCGACGCTGGAAGGCTACGTGAAATATGGCCTGAAGGCGCTAACGGCTGCTATTGGCGCCAACGCTGACATGGTGGTTACCGCCGATATCGAAACAGACGGTAAGAAGACCCTGACGCGCGGCCTGCGTAAGTACGGCGACAAGTTCAACCGTGTTGTGCTCTTCGTTATGCACTCCGCTACTTACTTCGACATCGTGGATGAGGCGATCGCCAACAAAATCTACGAAGAAGCTGGCGTGGTGGTCTACGGTGGCCAGCCAGGCACCCTGGGTAAACCTGTGCTGGTGACCGACACCATGGACGCGGATGCGATTCTTGGGCTGGTGGCTGGGGCAGTGACTGTAACTGAGTCTCAGGCTCCGGGGTTCCGTTCCTACGACATCAACGATCAGGAAAACCTGGCGATCGGGTACCGTGCTGAAGGCGTGGTGAATGTCGACTTGCTGGGTTACAGCTGGGATACCTCCAAAGGTGACAATCCGGACCTGACCAAAATCGGCACCGCAGGTAACTGGAAGAAGCACTTCACCAGCAACAAATCAACGGCAGGCGTGCTGATCAAACTGGGATCCGCAGCGGGGGAGTAACGCTGTCAGCGGATAAAATCTCCGCAACCGCTGACAGCACCGATGCGGTCACCATTTCCCTAAAGTACACGCTAAATGGCGCAGGTGTTTCCGGCAAAACTGTTGCCTGGAGTTCAACGGGCGGTACGCTCAGCACGGCCAGCTCTCAGACCGGTTCTGCTGGTGGGGCGACGGTCAAACTTACCTCTGATACGGCAGGTACTTTCACAGTCACTGGTACTGTTGATGGTATTGCTAAATCGAGTGAGGAAATCACCTTCACCGCACCTGCTGCAGGCTAACCGATGGGGCGTAAGCCCCATTCAACGGATGCTCAGATGATTAATATTGATATCACCGCCGCTGACGTTAACAGTTACGCCAGCGAAGATGAACTGGCGTCATTTGCCGCGCTGAGAGGGATTGAGCTGCCTGAAAAGCTCGCGCCGTTACTGATTAAGGCGATGGACTATCTGGAAGGGCTTGATTGGGTAGGTTCCAAAGCAGACCCTCGACAGCCTCTGGCCTGGCCACGCGCAAATGTCATTCTGGATGGACACGACTTCCCACCCGACCAGGTGCCACGGCAGGTTATCACCGCACAATGCATGCTGGCTATCGAGGCAATTGATGGCGATTTGCTTTCAAGCGTTCGTGAGGCCGCGGTTAAAACCGAACGTGTCGAAGGCGCCGTTACCATGACCTATGCGGTTGCCGATGGTGAGGTGTTCACACCATCCTACCCGGCGGTAATGGCTATTCTCGGCGACCTGGCTGGTGGGCGTGGATATGCAATCAATGCTCTCGCGGAGCGCGCGTAATGACCATCAACTATCAGCGAATGCAGGCGACAACGACTCGTATGCTCAAGCAGAACGGCATTGCATACAACGTCACGCGTAAGGGCACGTTAATCGTCATCGGTGGTGTGGAGCATCGTTCCGATGATATCCAGTTCACCGCCACAGGAGTGAAGACGGATTACACGCCAGGCGAAATTGATGGAACCGTCATTGAAAACGGCGATGTGCGGATTGTCTTCACCGCTGAGAAGGAAATTAAAACCGGCGATCTGATCGTCGTGGACGGCGTAAGCCACCGCGTAGTTAAACCTAACCCCGTGAAACCGGGTGCGGTGGTGCTCTGCTACAAATCCCAGTTGAGGACATAGCATGGGCGATAATAAGGCGTTTACGACTGCCATCACCGCGTTCGTGGACAAAGCCAAAGCGAATCAGGAAGCGGTCGTACGTGCTGTCGGCATTCGGATCCTTAATCAACTGGTGATGATGTCACCTGTCGGCAACCCGGAACTGTGGGGCATCAACCAGACGGCAGCTTCTTACAATCAGGCGGTATACGACCATAACGAAGCGCAAAAATCGGACCCTGCCAACCTGACTAAAACCGGACGGCTTAAGAAGAAAGCTCGACTGGTGGATGGGATGGATATCAAAGCGCCACCCGGATATACCGGTGGACGGTTTCGGGGCAACTGGCAGGTGTCTTTTGATGCACCGACCACAGATGAAACGGGCCGTGTCGATAAAACCGGAAATCTGACAAAAGCCGCCGGCAATTACACGCTGTCGCTGTTCAAAGTCGGGATGAAGGCTATTTATTTCTGCAACAACGTCCCTTACGCGTATCGACTGGAGATGGGGCACTCTTCCCAGGCTCCGGGAGGGATGGTACGCATTACTGCTGCTGAGTTTCAGCGATTTTTTGAGGAAGCAGTAAGGGAGGTGACTAAATGATTCCCGATATCGCGGCGGCGCTGGCCGCCAGGCTCGGCGAGTGGGCTGATGCTGAAGGGATCCCGGTTGCCTGGGAAAACGTGCCTTTCACACCGCCGTCTGATGGGCTCTATCTTGCTGTCCATGACATGCCCGCTTCGCCGCGTACGGTAGACCTTGGATTGCGCTGCCGCATTTATTCAGGTGTCTACCAGATTAACGTTGTGGCTCCAGCCGGCATAGGCCGTACCGATGTAGTGGCCCTGGTAGACCGCGTGGCTGAATTGTTTCCCGAGGGGCTGGAGATTGAAGGCAGGGGCTTTACATGCTGGATAGATGAAACGCCTGGTGTTTTCCGCGGTATCACTACATCTGTCGCTTATACCGTTCCCGTTAGTCTCAATTATCGAGCTGATATCTCCAGCTAATCCTCACAACCTTCTAAACCTGACCGGCTCTTTGCCGGTTTTCCCGTTTCTAAAGGAGTAACCAATATGGGCTTTGCATTGCCTAACGGCGCTCACGTCTATCTGGCATCGGGTTATGGCCCAGCCATTCCTTTCACCGGGGCGACGAACGCCGAAAATATGGAGATCACCGTGAGTGAAGCGGACGCTCTCAAGGTAGGTGATATTGTTCATGTGAACTGCAACTGGTCCGGTGTTGATAACGTCATTGCAAAAATTGATGCGATTGCCGAAAGCGCCGTAACTCTTCGCAATATCAATACCACCAACAAAAACAAATATGCCGCTGGTGGCGGTACCGGTTCGATCCGCAAGGTGCTTGAATGGACCGAGCTGCCGCAAATTACTGAGGTGTCGAAATCTGGTGGCGATCAGAACACCACACAGATTCAGTTCCTGAGCGACGACCGCCAGCGAAACCTGAATACCTATAAATCCGCAGTCTCTCAGACCTACTCGATCGCTCACGACTCAACTCTCCCGGTATATCCGTTGCTGCGCCAACTGGACGAAGATGAAGAGACCGTTGCGGCTTACATGTACGTGCCGAAGGCGAAGGAAAACCGTTACTGGGCGGCCACGGCGTCCTTTGACGATACGCCAACTACTGCGGTTAACGAGGTAGAGACAGTAAGTGTGGTGCTGAACCTGCAGTCACCGGCGATGACGTTCTACAAGGTGACTGACGCTGCTGCCTGACCCGTCAGAGCTTTCACTATTCCATGCCTCCCGTAACGGAGGCTTTTTTTCGTTAAGAGGTATCGATGGCGACCAAATTCACCCTTCAGCCCAAACCCACATTCAAGGCCAATGTCTCGATCCCCCGCGCTGGCGATGAGGATGGCGTGCTGACCTTCACGTTTAATCACAAACCACTTAAAGAACTGGCTGACCTGGAAAAACTCGAAGGCAAAACCGCCACTGATTTTCTGATGGAGATCATTTCAGGCTGGGCACTTCCCGATGCATTCAATGCGGAAAACCTGTCGGTGCTGCTGGAAAACTATCCGGCGGCGATGAAGGCCATCCCGGAAACCTACTACCGCGAGCTGATGGGGCAGCGTGAAAAAAACTGATAGCGGTTGCCTCTGCGTTCTATACGCCTGAACCCACCGCGGCAGATCTGGCGCCTTACGGGCTTACGCCGGATGACTATGAAGATAATTTCGTAGATGTCTGGCCCGATATCTGGCCTTCATTCCTGGTGTTTCAGGCTGTCAGCACGCAATGGCGAACGGGAATGGGCGGCACGTCCGGGCTCGACTATAACGTTTTGCCCTGGGTGATGCGTCTGCACAACGTCGACGACGAGGCAACCGCGCTTTCTGACATCCGGGTGATGGAAAGTGCTGCGCTAAAAATTATGCATAAAGAGAGGGCGGAATGAGTAACGATATCGCCACGATTTCCCTGCGTGTAAATACCAGTGAGTTGGAGCGTGGTAACCAGGCACTGGATCGCTTTCAGGAGACCGCGGCCGCCGCGGCAGGTAAAGCGGATGACCTGAACAGTACGTTCCGTACCGGTATCGATAATCAAAAGAAAAACAGTGAAAGCCTGAAGCAACAGCGCCAGGAGCTGCAGAACCTGCTGAATAAAATTAGCCCGGTAAACAAGGCGCTGGATGAACTGGACACGATCCAGGAGAGTCTGGCGAAGTTTCGCGGTAAAGGGCTGGTAGGGGATGAAGACTTTACTCGCTACAACAGCGTGCTTGAGACGACCCGAGCTAAATTGGCGCAGGTCATGGAGTCTGAGACAGCAGAGGGGCGGGCTCGCATTGAACAGGCACAGGCAGCGCAGCGTGCAGCTGCGGCGGGCAAAACCTTTATCGATTCGCTGGAGGAGCAGGTCACAGCAATCGGAAAAACGCGCGCAGAACTGTTAGAGCTAAAAGCTGCCCAACTCGGCGTATCCGATCGTGCTGCACCAATGATCGCAAAGCTGAAAGAGCAGGAGGAAGCGTGGAAGTCTGGGACTATCAGCGCGGGGCAATACCGCAATGCTATGCGTTATCTCCCGATGCAAATTACCGACATTGTGACCTCACTGGCTTCCGGTATGCCGGTTTATATGGTTGCTATTCAGCAGGGCGGTCAGCTACGTGACTCGTTTGGCGGTGTAGGCAATGCGCTGAAAGCGATGTTGTCGATGGTGACCCCTGCACGAGTGGCAATTGGCGGCCTGGCCGGTGCTGTACTGATTGCAGCCAAAGCGGGATCGGACTACTTCACCGCCTACGACGAAATTAACAAGGCCATTATCAGGACTGGCAACATTGCAGGCACGTCAGCGCTCCAGGTAATGGCTTCCTCCCAGTCGATTGCTGCCTCTACTGGCGCTACTGTAGAAACCGTTCAGAGTCTGATGACTGAACTGATTAGCATGGGATCGCTCACACAGCAGCAGCTTGAAAAAGCGGCGGGCTCTACGGCACTTGCAGTTCAAACCGGTATTGTTTCGGCGCAGGACATCACCAAGGCATATCAGGATATTGAAAAGGATCCGGTTAAAGCCCTTCAGAGCCTAAACGAACAATACAACTTCCTGACTGTTTCGCAGCTTAAGCACATTGATGAACTGGTGAAGCAGAAGGACCGGACCGCTGCAGTTACACAGGCCATGGACCTGTTTGGCGATACGATGGCACAACGTGGAGAACAGGCTTACGACTCGCTGACGCCGTTTGGTCGCCTGTGGCTGGATATCAAAGACTGGGCGTCTGAGGCCATGCATAGTATCGGCCAGTGGGTAGCAGAGCTGGCATCAAACACACTGAAGGAATTCAACGCAATTTATTACAGCGTTGCGATCGTTTTCCAGAAGCTGAACCAGATTATTTCTTCCTCGATTGCCGCAGCGATTAATCTCATTCCTGACTGGGCGAAAACGGATACTCTGCAGGGATGGCAGGACTACAACGAACAAATGGCCGGCGCTTATGGCGACAGCGTCTCTCAGCTGAAAAAAGACTGGGATGCCGCTGATATCAGTGCAGGTAAATACCTCGATACGACCAGAAAGATAAGTACCGCAACCACCCAGAAGGATCGTGAAGGAGTCGCTTCTTTTGGTAAAAAGACGCAAACCGGAAAGCAGGGCACTTTATCGGCTGGCGATCGCAGCACGAATGCTGCCCAGGCCGAGCTGCTGGCGCTTCAGGCACAGTTACGCGCGCTGCAGCAGCATAAAGGGCTGAACGACACTATCAGCCAACAGCGCAAAGACCTTTGGACTACGGAAGCGAAATTTCAGGTGCTGGAAGAGGCCTCCCGATCTCGCTCTCTGACAAAGCAGGAGCAATCTCTGCTCGCGAGTAAAGACCAGGTGCTGCAGTTAGCGCGGCAGAAAGCCCTGTTGGGTGATCAGATTTCCGCGCAGGAACTGCTGAACAAGCGCATGGATACCTCGCAGAAATACGTCACGCAGATGGCTGAGAAACAGGCCGCATTACTGGGTGGCGCGGGGATGAGTGACCGCCAGGCACAACGTGAGCTGGCAAAGAGCCAGCTTTCCTCTGGCTGGATCAACTCCGGCGGCACGCTTGACGACGAGGGCTATCAGAAGCAGCTTAAAGCGGCGAATGATTACTATGATGCAGAGGACAGGTTGCGTGGAGACTGGTTGACCGGCGCGAAAAAAGGGTGGGCAGAATTTGAGGACAGCGCGACCGATGTTTACTCGCAGGTTCAGACGATTACCAGCAATGCTTTCACCGGGATGGCCAGCACCCTGACTGATTTCTTCATCACCGGTAAATCTAACTTCTCAGATTTCCTGTCTACCTTCCTGAAGGGCATCGCCCAGATGTTGACCCAACTGGCTCTGGTTAATGGAATGAAATCAGCGTTTGGTGGAACGGGTATCGGCGCGTTCTTTGGTTTTTCAGGTGGTGGTGTTGTTCCCGGTTTTGATGGCGGGGGTTACACCGGTGATGGCGGTAAATACCAACCGAAAGGCGTTGTACACGGCGGTGAGTTTGTATTTACGAAGGAAGCGACCCGTACACTGGGTGTCGGCAATCTCTATGCGCTTATGCGTGGAGCTCAGGGGTATGCAAACGGCGGTTATGTTGGCACTGCTCCAATGTATGGGCTGCAATCTTCGGCAACTGGCGGCGTAACCGTTCAAACGTCCGTGGTCGTTCATAATCAGAACACTCAGCAGCAGACTTCCGGCAATAACGATGCTATTTCTCGGGCTTACAAACAGACCATCGATCAGTCGGTTCGTGCAGGGATTGCCAAACAGCTTCAGCCTGGAGGTCTAATCTGGAATGCGACGAAATCGAGATGATTAATAGTGACCTTCATTTGTTATATCCCTTTTGGTAATTGTGTCATAAATAACCGCCATCCGGGCATTGTGAATGGTATGATTATGTCACTGAAATTAATGGTTTAAGGGGCACTAAATGGCTTCAGTTAAGGTGACGGCTCTGTGGGTCGGGGATGAAAAATCAAGTATTTCATTCGTTTCTCCAGTTCTGAATGACAAAAAACTCAATTATGACAATGCTTCCTTCGGTTTTGGCGTTGTAGAAAACTACGAGACATGGGGAGTCGAACGATACCCATTTGTAATGGAAGAATTTGGGAAAGGTTTAGCCCTTCTTGATTGGGGATCAACAATCCAAAAAAACATTGCCACAATTGATGTATTGGATGTACCTCTAAATGTTGACGGCATCATTACATACAACGAAATTGACGAGAACGGATCGCAACGTGGGCCTTATGTCTACCGAATTTCGACTGTGGAATCGTTTTAATAATAAATAGGATCTCACGTGATTAACCCAGCCTTCGCTGGGTTTTTTTATGCCCGGAGGAAAGGTGGCGATCGAAACATTTACCTGGCGAACCCAGATTCAAGCGGGAATGGAAGGGGAGTTCACTTACGCAACACGCTCTGCATCCTTCGGAGACGGCTTTGAACAGATCGCCGGTGAAGGCATCAATCCTGAAAAACAGTCATGGCCGATGACCTTAACGGGAAAAAAGGCAGAGATGCTCGATGCGCTGAGTTTTTGCCGCAAGCACATCACAAAATCCTTTATCTGGACGTCTCCTGTTGGCGAAACCGGTTTATACCGGATTGAAGCTGATTCCATTAAAGCCCAGCCGCTATCCAGCAAAGTGATGACCATAAAAGCAACCTTCAAACAGGCATACGCACCATGATTACTGAAGATTATCAACGCCTCGAACCGGGTGAAAAAATACGTCTTCTTGAGGTAGACGGTTCTGCGTTTGGTCTGGACGACGTTCTGCGCTTTCACGCTTATAACCTCCCGCATACTGAAGAAGAGATTGCGGCTGCTGGTGGCGACGAATCAAAGTTAAAGGCGAAGAGTATCTGGTGGCAGGGCGATGAGTATGGTGCCTGGCCATATAAGCTCGAGGGACTGGAAGCGTCAACCGATGGCAGTAGCGCCCAGCCTACGCTCACTGTCGCCAACATTGACAGCTCTATCACTGCGCTCTGTCTGGCCTATGACGATATGCTGCAGGCCAAAGTTACGATTCATGACACTTTTGCGCATTACCTTGATGAGCGCAATTTCCCGGATGGAAATCCAACAGCAGATCCCTTGCAGGTGAGAAAGCGGGTTTTCTATATCGACGGTAAAAATAGCGAGCTTCCCGGTGAAAGTATCGAGTTTGTTCTTACCAGCCCGATGGATCTGCAGGGGGTGATGATCCCGACCAGGCAGCTGCATTCCCTTTGCACATGGTGCATCCGGAATAAGTACCGAACCGGCGATGGGTGCGATTATGCCAGCACGCTTTACTTCGACAAAAACAACAATCCGGTAAGCGATCCCTCATTGGATCAATGCAACGGCACGCTCACCGCCTGCAAGCTTCGGTTTGGTGAACACAATGAACTTCCTTTCGGTGGTTTTCCTGGAACATCTTTGATCAGGAGTTAACATGCGTCAGAAAACAATTCAGGACATCCTAGCGCATGCTGCGAAAGAATATCCCCGCGAATGCTGTGGTGTGATAGCGCAGAAAAGCCGGGTGGAACGCTATTTCCCATGCCGTAATCTGGCTGCCGAACCAACGGAACAGTTTCACCTTTCGCCAGAGGATTACGCTGCTGCTGAAGACTGGGGGACGATAACGGGAATCGTACATAGCCACCCCGACGCGACGACCCAACCAAGCGAACTGGACAAGGCTCAATGCGATGCAACGTTGCTGCCCTGGCATATTGTCAGTTGGCCGGAAGGAGACTTTCGTACCATTACTCCCCGCGGTGAATTGCCGTTGCTCGGGCGCCCTTTTGTGCTGGGCCATTACGATTGCTGGGGACTAGTGATGAGCTATTTCCGCCAGGAGCATGGTATCGAGCTTAAGGATTACCGGGTGGATTATCCTTGGTGGGAGAACGACTACCCGGACAATTTTTATCGGGATTGCTGGTACGAGTGCGGTTTTCGTGAGTTCGAGGGGGCGCCGCAGTCTGGTGACTTGCTAATCATGCAGGTCGAGGCCAATAAGTGGAACCACGCCGGAATCTTACTGGAGGGCAATATGCTTCTACATCACCTTTACGGTCATTTAAGCCAGCGTGTGCCATATGGTGGGTATTGGCGTGAGAGGACAAACAAAATCCTTCGCCATCAATCGAAGTTTATATAATAATGAGCCCACTTCACTTCATTAACGGATATTAATGTGGCATTTGTCAACTTGAATAATTTTTATATTAAAATGGTCGTGGTCTGCGTTCCATTTGTCGTTGGGGTCGGGCTTGCATGCTTGAGTTTCTTCGGGCACAGTCACAATCTATGGACTGGGTTTGGATATTTGATAACGTCCGTAGCAGTGAGTTTTTTCCTGTTGCGATGGTTGGTATGGGGAGATTTGAACCTCGCCAATGGTTCAGCCATTGCTACAATCGGAGGTGGGTTAGGTCTGATAGGGATCTTGGCTGGTTCAAATATTACTGATCCTGCATTTATTCAAGTGCGCACCGATTTACAGGAGTCCTTCTTAGATGCGTCCTTAAATTGCAAAGGTAATAAGACGCTATTTGACGGTGCTCTTACGTCTTGTTTAGCAGCTACTTCTAAGGATGCTTTGGCGTTGGGGCAAGAGTTGATTAAAGCCAGGTATTTAGCTCCGACATTATCTTTGGCAGATGGTGTGTATCATTCGAGCGATGAAGCTAAGGCGGATGCATGTTTAGTAAATTATTATTTACTTTCAAAGGAATGCCCAAGTAGCTTTATAGAATTCAATAAAAAACACCCAGAAGTTGCTAATCCGTCAGCCAATAATAAGTAAGTTGATTTGAATTCTTGGATTGCGTGTTAAAAACATCAAAAAGTCTATCTATATTAACAGTCTCTCCTAGTCAAGAGAGACTTTGGAGGCATGTATGACATTTTTAACTGGTCAGCCGATGAGAACCATACGCCTCTATGGAATACTTGGCTCAACATTTGGTCGTGAATTCAAACTTTCTGTTGCTTCGCCTAAAGAAGCCGTTCGTGCATTGTGTGTGATCGTGCCGGGTTTTGAGCGTTTCCTGAATACTAGTAAGCAGCGCGGGCTTACTTACGCTGTATTCAGTGGAAAGCGTAACCTGAACGATGATGAACTCTCTATGGATCAGAGTACCGCTGATATCCGTATTGCGCCGGTTATCCTCGGGAGTAAACGTGGTGGAGTATTCCAGACCATCTTAGGCGTGGCTTTGGTCGCAGTTGGTGCTGTGGCGTCATACTTTGGCGGAGGTGCTGTCGGCGTTCCTCTAATGCAATTTGGCGCTGCGATGGCCCTTGGCGGTGTCGTTCAAATGCTTTCTCCACAGACAACCGGACTTGCCAGCAAGCAATCGGCAGACAACAGGGCTAGTTATGCCTTTGGTGGAGTAACAAATACGACAGCTCAGGGCAATCCGGTACCGCTCTTGTACGGACGGCGCCGTATAGGTGGCGCGATCATCTCCGCCGGTATCTATGTTGAAGATCAGCAGTAAGCATGCTGTAATGGGCTTACTTAATATGGGGTAACTTGAGCTTAGATTTAAAAATGAAAAAAATATCTACTCTTTTCCTTTGTACTTCCTTATTTTCAGGCATGGCTTTTGCTGAGAATCATTATATACCTCTCCTCTATAATTTATCTACTATGTTTGATTTCAATCCAGTTAAAGGCGCTGTCAAATCCTTAGATACTGATGTTGAAGAAAATGGGAAAGTTACTTATAAAATCGCCATCAGACTGGCTAAGAATGGTTGTGTCGAAAGCTTAGATCTTGACAACGTTTCGTCTGGTCATGAAACAAATCTAAAAAATAGCAATGGAAGTCTTATTGGAAAGAGAGATGGTAAACCTTTCTCTATACAGTTCGATGAAAAATGTAATATTTTGAGTGAAAATGAAAATGGTGACGAGTTGCGATATAGTCTTTACTCGAATGGCTTAATTAAAGATACCTATTATTTGGGTAAGAAAATATCTGAGCATTTTTATGATGATAATTCTAATTTGATACGTTCTGAGTTTTATGGTTCTGAAAAGGCCCTCTCTAAAAACGAAATATCTTATGTTGATAAAGATAGGAAGCCTCTTGATTATAAAATCATAAACACATCAGTTTACTCGGAAGGTTATACAGCAACGAATACTTGTCATTATAGCGAAAAGCTTGTTCCTGAAATATGCAAAGTAACAATGCAGAGCGCAGGGAATCCTGTGCCGAAGCCAGTACTAATGACAGCGAATACCAAAGTTGAATTCTACTAGATTAAACACATTTCAATAAGCCACCTCCGGGTGGCTTTTTTTATGGGCGTAATATGGCTATAGCAACCGCTATTAAAGGCCGCAAGGGCGGCAGTTCAAGCTCAAGAACTCCTACAGAACAGCCAGACGATCTGCAGTCAGTAGCCAAGGCAAAAATCCTTCTCGCGCTGGGAGAGGGGGAGTTTGCTGGTGGCCTCACTGCGCGCGATATTTATCTCGATGGCACCGCACTTGAGAACTCAGATGGTTCACAGAACTTCAGCGGTGTGGCTTGGGAGTTTCGTTCTGGAACTCAGGCGCAAAAATACATTCAAGGGATCCCAGGTACTGAAAACGAAATCAATGTAGGTACCGAAGTTTCCAGCTCTACAGCGTGGACGCGCACGTTCACCAATACGCAGCTTTCAGCTGTTCGCCTGCGTCTAAAATGGCCTTCTCTCTTCAAACAGGAGGACGATGGCGATCTGGTTGGCTATTCGGTCAACTACGCAATTGACCTGCAGACAGATGGCGGCACCTGGCAGACGGTGCTAAATACCAGCGTGACCGGGAAAACCACCTCTGGTTATGAACGCAGCCACCGTATTGATTTACCTCAGGCGGGCAGCACCTGGACCATCAGGCTGCGAAAAATTACAGCCGATGCCAATAGCGCGAAGATTGGCGACACGATGACGCTGCAAAGCTTTACAGAAGTAATCGACGCCAAACTGCGATATCCGAACACTGCGCTATTGTACATTGAATTTGACTCGAGCCAGTTCAATGGCTCAATTCCGCAAATTGCCTGCGAGCCTCGCGGGCGTGTTATTCGTGTGCCCGATAACTATGACCCCGAAACAAGAATGTACAGCGGCACCTGGACGGGCGCATTTAAGTGGTCATGGACGGATAACCCTGCGTGGATATTTTACGATCTGGTGGTCACTGACCGCTTCGGTCTTGGTAATCGGCTAACAGCAGCCAATATCGATAAATGGACGCTTTATCAGGTCGCTCAGTATTGTGATCAACCGGTACCGGACGGTAAGGGTGGTAGCGGAACTGAACCGCGTTACACCTGCAACGTTTACATTCAGGATCGGAATGACGCTTACACTGTCCTGCGTGACTTTGCTGCCATTTTTCGAGGCATGACCTACTGGGGAGACGAGCAGATTGTTGCCCTTGCAGACATGCCCAGAGATGTCGATTTTACCTACACTCATGCTAACGTAGTCGACGGCAAATTTGTGTATTCCAGCAGCACAACCAAAAGTCGCTACACGAACGCTCTTGTATCCTGGTCTGATCCGGCAAATGGCTATGCTGATGCAATGGAGCCAGTCTTCGAACAGGAGCTGGTGGCGCGCTATGGTTTCAACCAGCTTGAGATCACCGCCATCGGTTGCACCCGGCAGTCTGAGGCTAACAGAAAAGGGCGCTGGGGGATCCTGACCAACAATAAAGATAGGATTGTAACGTTTGACGTTGGTCTGGACGGCAATATTCCTCAGCCGGGGTACATAATTGCTATTTCTGACCGAAATCTTTCAGGGAGAAATTTAGGCGGTCGATTATCCGCGGTTAATGGTCGCGTCCTCAAGCTTGACCGGGTGCCAAGTGCTAAGGCCGGTGACAGGATAATGGTAAACCTGCCGTCGGGTATTACCCAATCCCGGACGATTCAGTCCCTGTCCGGTGAAATGGTCACCGTAACAACTTCCTTTAGTGAACTTCCGCAGGCTGAGGCTGTATGGGTAATTGAATCTGATGAACTTTATGCGCAGCAGTACAGGGTAATTAGTGTCACCGATAACAATGACGGGACATATACCATCACGGGGGCAAATCACGATCCGGATAAATATGCCCGAATCGATACGGGTGCCATCATTGATCAGCGGCCGGTAAGTGTCATCCCTCCAGGTAATCAGTCGCCGCCAGCCAACATCGCGATCAGCTCGTTTTCGGTGGTTCAGCAGAATATCAGCGTCGAAACCATGCGAGTGAGCTGGGACCAGGCACAAAATGCCATCGCTTATGAGGCGCAGTGGCGCCGCAACGACGGGAACTGGGTTAACATGCCTCGTAGCTCCACCGCTTCCTTTGACGTTTCCGGCATCTACGCCGGACGGTACCTGGTGCGCGTGCGTGCTATCAATGCAGCGGAAATTTCATCCGGGTGGGGATATTCAGAAGAGAAGACGTTGACCGGCAAAGTGGGCAATCCGCCCAAGCCAGTGGGCTTTATGGCTACGGGCATTAACTGGGGTATTCGTCTGAACTGGGGGTTCCCGGGAAACACCGGCGATACCCTCAAAACAGAAATCCAGTACACGGCCAACAGCGACTTTTCCGATCCGTTGCTGCTATCGGACGTACCTTATCCATCTGCTGAATATACCCAGCTCGGGCTGAAAGCCGGGCAGGAATTCTGGTATCGCGCGCAACTGGTTGACAGAACGGGTAACGAGTCCGGTTACACCGACTGGATTAGGGGGATGTCTAACGATAATGCTGATGATTATCTGGGTGATATTGCAGACGATTTCCTTACCTCTACTGATGGGGAGCGCCTCACTGGTGACATCGATACCAACATTGAGGGAATTCTTCAGAACGCCCTGGCGAACCACGGAACAGTCGAGCATCAGTGGGCACAATACGGGGAGGTGCGTGCCGATATCCTGGTTGTGAAAACGACTATTGCTGAGGTGGATAGGGCAATGGCCGAAATGTCGACACAGGTGCAGGCGCAGATCGATAACGTCACCGCTTCACTGGAAGACAAGCTCACAGCCGTCGTCGATGCCTCCGGTGCTTCGGCAATCTACACCCTCAAAACAGGCGTGAGGATAAACGGGGTGATGTACAACGCCGGGATGTCGATTGCTGTGCTTGCTGAGGCCGGGAAACCGGTAGTAACCAGGGTTGGCTTTAACGCTAATCAGTTCGTGCTGATGAGTGGCAATGGTGATACCCAGTATTCACCGTTCGCAGTGGTTAATGGTCAGGTCTTTATCAGCTCAGCGTTTATTCAGGATGGCACGATCACCAATGCCAAAATCGGCAACTTCATCCAGTCCAATAATTACGTCCCTGGGCAGTCCGGGTGGAAACTGGACAAAGGCGGTACCTGGGAAAACTACGGCAGCGATGGGGAGGGCGCAAGAAAGACCACGAACGTTACTGACAGCATCAGGGATGCGAACGGCGTCCTCCGCGTACAGATTGGTAAGCTTACAGGGGTATTTTAATGACGTGGGGCATTCAGACATGGGATGTCAATGGCAACCCGAACAATTATGGTATTAAGCCAGTTTCAGTGGTCGGACGTATTCAACTTTCTGAGGGGCAAAACTCTGGAAGCTGGTCGTTTACCATTCCGGCAGGAATGAAGGTCGGATTTGTCGTTTCTCTGGATAAGGGGGCGGTCTCGGTAGGGCGCAGTATCGTCGCCAGCGGAAATACGATAACTCTTGGAGCAGCAAACAGCGCAGGGATTGGAAACTATCCAGCCTCTGAATGTGAGCTCGTAGTTTTTGTGGAGAAAGCATAATGGCAGATTATGGCGCACTGATAGCTCTGGATAATGGAAATCCCTTTATTACGCCTCAGTCCACGCCATTTTGTCTCTACAGGAGGGTAGTGGTTGACTCAGTAGCAAGCGGGGCATATCACGGTGCATCTGCAACAATAGCTCTGGACGTTTCATATCCGGCGATGGTTTTTTGCAAAACGAGTGATACTGCTCAGCCCACGGTAGTTACTGCCGCAAGATCAGGGGGAAATATTCTTGTTGGGTCAAGCAATGCTTATGGACAGGCACATACCTTAACGGCTTACATATTTGCCATTTTCCCACAGACATTGCCAAAATGGGGATTTGCTATCTGGGATGCTTCCGGAAAGCTGGTCCTGACAAACGAGAGTCGGATATTGAGTGATCTCGTAACTGTTGGGACACCAGGAGCTGCAACAGGTGGAATTAATATTGACGTCACTTTGCCAGGGAGTTATGCGGTGGCTCCCGCTATTCTTGGTTCCCAGAACATTCAGAACAATAACACTAAACCACCCACTATTGTGAATATCACAGCCTACTCAGGATGTCGGTTTAATGGTTCATCAAGCAGGATTAATGCCGCGCCTTCGACAACGGCTACCGGTTCTGCTGCGGGAGGGACTACGACTGGAATAGCTTTGACGGCTATCAACACCGCCGCCTATGATTGATCGTTTTAAGCGATCAAATTCACTTAATTGATCTGTCATATCTATTTTATATTTCAATACTGCTGCGTTAGTTTTTACTTAATAAAAACTAGCCAAGGTGTGAAATGACGAAAATAATGTTCGCGATGGCATTTTGCCTGTTTCTTTCTGCTTGCTCTGGTTCCGTTCTGCAAAAGCAGGAACCATTATGCGAGGCAGAAGCGCTTATTGGTGGTCAGGTTCTGTCGATACAGATTTACGATGTGCGCAAAGTAGCCAATCAGACAGAATATAGAGCAGGCTACCCCTTCAATTGGCGATGGGTGAGCAAAAATAACTTCACCAGGTCGACCTGTTCAAAATGAACAAAACAAGAACCCGCTTCGGCGGGTTTTTTATTATCTGAACTCAGGAGTTTTTTATGTCGGCAGGTACACTCACCCTGACAAATGGATCCGCTATTGTTGGCGGTTCCGGAACTGCATTCGCAACCGAACTCTCTGCAGGTGACTTCATTGTCTCTACTGTGGGCGGCGTTCCGTACACGTTACCAGTAAAAACGGTAGATAGTGATACCCAGCTGACGCTTGTAAGCAACTTTACCGGACCTACTCAATCCAGCGCGGCCTGGTCAGCGGTTCCGCGCGTGGCGCTGAACATGGTCACTGCTGCGCTGGTGGCGCAAAGTGCTGAAGCGCTGCGTGGACTGAATTACGACAAACAGAACTGGCAGCAGGTTTACAGTGCCGCTGGAAACATCACAGTGAAGCTGCCAGACGGCACTACCTTCACCGGCCCGTCATGGAAATACCTGTCTGACAATATGGCGACTAAGAGCGGCGGGGCAGTGCCTGTTAACCAAGGCGGTACCGGATCGACAACCGCATCAGGCGCTCGCACAAACCTCGGTTTAGGAGACAGCGCCACCAAGAACGTCGGCGCAGCGGCGGGAACGATCGCCGCCGGCGATGATTCGCGCTTAAATACTGTCGATCAGAAAGCGGGTGGGAAAATTACGAGCCCAATTACAGTCCAGCCAGGGATTAACGGTAACCCCGGATTTGCCATCAATTCTGGGGATAATGGTGGCGGTGGATTGATGAATAATGGCATCAGCCTGGTCGTGGCAAGTGGCTATAACCCAAATACAGGTAATTACGTCAACCTCATCAAAGGCACTTGGTATACAGGAGAATGGTCTTTCGGGGGAGCCCGTGGTGGCGGGGCTAATTTTGATAATGTCACACTAAATCTGAAAGGGTCGAATCAGGAAGGGATGGTCACTTGGGTTTTCCATTCCAATGGCGCTGCCACAGGCAATTGGGTAACGGCATCTGATGAGCGTATCAAAGAAAATGTATCGGTAATCGCTGATCCACTTATGAAAATGCAGCAGCTTCGCGGCGTTGAATGGGACCGCCTCGACACTCCTGCGCATGGGTATGGCTTCATAGCTCAGGAAGTCGAGAAGGTTTTTCCTGAAGCAGTTAAATCATATGGAAAAACAACGTTACGAGATGGCTCAGAAATAGAGGATGTAAAATCAGTCGATACCTTCGGTGTGGCCGCCGCCCTTCACCATGAAGCCATCCTTGCTCTAATGGATGAAGTTAGTTGCATCAAAAGGCTAATCAAAGAACTGGATGTAGGGGCTTTGGATTAAAACTACTCAATTGGAGTTTGAAGCGAATAATTTACAAAAGTCATAATTTGAAACGAGAGAGAAACTTAGAAACGAAACGGCGAAGCTTTAAGCAGTGACGGTAGGGCCTGTATCTTGCGGACACTTACAAATAAAACTACTGTATATAAAAACAGTGTTGCAGGTGTGCATAATGGAATTCATCAGGCCAACAGAACTGCGAGAAATCATCGCTCTTCCGCTTTTCAGTGACTTAGTCCAATGCGGATTCCCCAGCCCTGCCGCTGATTACGTTGAACAGCGTATCGATCTCAATGAGTTACTGGTTACTCACCCGAGCTCAACATATTTCGTTAAGGCCGCTGGTGACTCAATGATCGAGGCGGGTATCAGCGACGGTGATCTGCTGGTGGTTGATAGTTCGCGAACTGCTGAGCATGGTGATATTGTCATTGCCGCGGTAGAAGGGGAATTCACTGTTAAGCGCCTGCAGCTGCGCCCGACCGTGCAGCTCAATCCTATGAACAGCGCCTACAGCCCGATTGTTGTTGGCAGCGAAGATACGCTGGACGTTTTCGGCGTTGTTACTTTCATCGTTAAATCTGCGAGCTAAGTATGTTTGCGCTCTGTGATGTGAATTCATTCTACGCATCATGCGAGACGGTGTTTCGGCCCGATTTGAAAGGGCGGCCAGTGGTTGTTCTCTCGAACAATGACGGCTGTGTAATCGCGCGCAGCGCCGAGGCCAAAGCCGCTGGAATTACTATGGGAGAGCCGTTCTTCAAGCAAAAGGAGCTTTTCCGGCGCGCTGGCGTTGTCTGCTTCAGCAGCAACTATGAGCTGTATGCTGATATGTCGAATCGGGTAATGACGACGCTTGAGGAAATGAGCCCCCGCGTCGAAATTTACAGTATCGATGAAGCTTTTTGTGACCTGACGGGCGTTAGGAACTGCCGGGACCTGACTGAATTCGGCAAAGAGATCCGCGCGACAGTTCTGAAGCGTACGCATCTGACTGTCGGGGTTGGCATTGCGCAGACAAAAACACTCGCTAAGTTGGCAAACCATGCCGCCAAAAAATGGCAGCGCCAGACTGGCGGGGTGGTCGATTTGTCCAATATCGATCGCCAGCGTCGGTTATTGGCAATTGTGCCTGTGGAGGATGTCTGGGGCGTCGGCAGGCGCATCAGTAAGAAGTTGAACGCCATGGGCATCAAAACGGCTCTGGACCTCTCAGAACACAGCACATGGATTATCCGTAAACACTTTAACGTAGTGCTCGAGCGAACTGTCCGGGAGCTGCGCGGCGAACCATGTCTGGAGCTGGAGGAGTTTGCACCAGCAAAGCAGGAAATTGTCTGCAGCAGGTCTTTCGGCGAACGGGTCACCGTGTACGAACAAATGCGCCAGGCTATCTGCAGTTATGCTGCCCGTGGTGCGGAAAAACTACGTGGTGAGCACCAGTATTGCCGTTTTATCTCGGCGTTCGTGAAGACATCACCCTTTGCCCTAAATGAGCCATATTATGGCAACAGTGCATCAATGAAGCTTCTCACCCCCACTCAGGATTCACGTGACATTATCAACGCTGCAGTAAAGT